TGGCCAAACGCCATCTAGTACCATCATTGCAATGGCAGAGTAGTTCAATAAATCTACGAAGCTATCACGTAATGACTCATTGCTTGGCTTAACACCAGAGTCAAGTAGGTTATTGATGCGAGCTATCTTGTCCCACATACGTACACGCAAACCATTAAGTGGTCCACCTGGTGAATGAGCAATGTTCTTTGGGCCGTAGTCGTGATGCTTACGCACCAGTAGGTTGCCAGCTTGATCCATAATGCGCCAGACGTCAGCGATGAAAGCTTCATTTACCTTGTCGGCGTAGGCCGAAGGAGTATAGTCTCTGTTTCCATATTGATCTCTAGGATCTGGAAGCCCATATGCTGCAAAATCTGTACCATTTGTAGCCATTCGTCTCTACTCATCCTTCTCACCTAGTAGCAAAGCCTTCGTAGCATCTGCGCCATTGGCCAGATAGAAGTCATTGATGTCCATTGATGGAGGCAATGTTACTATTGTGCTGTTTGATATCTCCTGTGCGACACGCTTGGAGAACTCAGCTCCTGGGTTAGTGCCGTCCTCTTTGATGTCGTTATCTCCAATGACAAACACCCTGTCATAACCTGCAAACAACTTAACAAAGTGTGGCTTCCAAGCTTGTACCCCAGGTACACCTACTGCTGGTATGCCAACAACACCTGACAAGATAATGGTATCTAGTTCACCTTCACATACTGCAATGTATGATGAGTCAATAGTTATATCACCAACGTTATACAGATGAGCCTTCTGTCCCAATGGAGATCCATACTTGGGTTTGCCATCATCTAATCGTCTGAACTTATAGCCAACACACAACCCAGTAGCTGTGATGTAAGGGATAGATAGCCACCCTCTGTGCATCTCGTGACCATTGATAGGATCTGTTACTACACCTAACGAATATTGTTGGGCAACAGCATCAGATATTCCACGTCCTTCTAGATAATTTAGAGCCTCTTCGTTTATCACCCGACTGTAATGATTGGCCGCTTCCAGCAGTGATTTCGATTGCACGATTGAGGGCATCTTTGAACTCCAAATTCTCTATTTCCATCACAATATCTACTGAGCTGCCACCCTTACCGCAGGTATGACAGTAGTACAGGTTCTCGTACGTGTTCATAACAGCACTACGTCTGCTGTCCTTATGAATGCAACAGCGTACGGAAGCTGATCTACCTTCTCTTACCTCACCGCCATAGTGGGCAACAATTAATCCTACGGGGATTGAGTCTGCACTAACTCTACCCTTACTCCTGCCCGCTTTACGTACCCTGGACCAGTCTTGTGCTGGCATACACACCCCGTTCTGTTGCACTTATCGTGCCACGCAGTAGCACGCTTTAAGTGACCGACTGTGTTCTCTTCTCCAGCTTTATGACAGTTCTGGCAAATCATTCTTATCCTTCTCTGATGCCTCTGCTATAGCTGCTTCGTATGCTGCAACATCTTCATTGTATTCTTCTACTACTGGTTTTAGTATCTCTGATGTTGTGATTTCTCCACCTGGTACTGGCATTATCGTTACTACTTTCCCCCATCTCTGGGATTGGCTTAATGACTTACCGCGTTGTGCGGTACGCCGTCTATGACGAAGAGGCTTAATGGCAACAGCCATTACTGCTTCTCCTTTATCCATTGTGCTAAGTCTTGTATTACCCAAGCATTTTCTATTCCAGAGTTGCGACGCTTAACTACAACATAATGCAATGGAACTTCCCCAAGACCACGTGCATTGGCGTAGTTAAGCGCCTCAACTTCTGCTTCTCTCCAGAATTCAGGCAGGGAAAGGGTCTGCCTGTTCTTGAGTTCAAGGATATAGGTTTTCCCCGCAATAATCGCAACCATATCCCCTTCATCCTTACTGCCAGCTTTCGTCAAGCGTTCAGCAAGAACTCCCATTTGTCGTAGCCACTTGAGAACATCGGTTTCAAACTTCGATCCCTTACGTCCATTAGAGTTGGCCATATGTACTTTCCTCTCCTGCACTACGAAGGTAAGCTCTACCTTGTGCATCATCATCACCAATCTGACAAGATGCAAAGTCTACAAATAGTGATGCCCATTGAGAAGCATCAGCAAAGTGTGGACCAAATCGGTTCTTGACCGAAGCCATCCTTAGTAGGTTCTGTGACGGATCATAGCCTAGTGTCAGTATCAAAGCAGGCAATTGACTTACCTTTCCGTGGATGGCTCTTCTAGGTGGAGGCATCATAGGAGAACCATACTCGCTTTGTTCGCTGACGTGATGGAGTACTAAGACGCAAGCCTCTGTCTTACGTGCCATATCGTGCAACTCCATCATAATTGCACGTAGCCCTGCCCACTCATTGTCTGTTTCAGCAGCCACATTCATTAGGTTGTCTATGACAATTAGCTCTGGAGCTATCCCATAGAGTTCAACGTAAGCCTTTATCTCCATCTCAATATCATCAAGAGACGGACTGGAGTCAAAGACCCATTGAATGTGTGATGTCTTAGCCAAGTGTGGTACGTAGTAATTTTGTTGCTTCTCTATGTTGTGTTCCACAGTAACCTGACTGTGGCCCGATAGGTGTGCAGCAGCACGGATCATTACAGTTGCGGTGTCAGTATCGGCAGAGAAGAAAAGCGTAGGCACATTTGCTTTGATTGCATAGATCAATGCGAACATTGACTTACCAGCATTAGGTGCTGCAGCTACCATACAGACTTGACCGCGACGAAACTTTATAGATTGCTTAACTAAGTTCTTCCACACATCAGGTAGTGGCGTGGCCTTTGTGGTCACTCCACTCCAAGCGCGGGAAAGTTTAAGCACTATTCTCCTCATTCAAAATTATGTGTCTTGCCTTGCGTATCTTTCGTCTATCACCATCGGTGAGTCCACCCCAAATACCGTGGCGTTCCCTACGGATACCCCACTCAGCACACTCAGTAATGTGCTGGCAACCACGACAGATTGATTTAGCTGATGCAATACTTAGGCGAACCATTTTGCCTTCGTTTTCCTTGTCAGGAAAGAAGAGATCGCCACCTACTTGAGCACATAAAGGAACCTCAAACTCGTGTGGTTCCCGCATCTGCTATGCCCAGATAGTTGCACACTTGTCTGTGGAACCCTTTGGTGCAGCACACATCCAGCCCTTCCAAGGGCCACGAGCAGAAGTACCTGTACGGAAACTCATTACACCGTGCTTACAGCTAGGTGCTTGACCTTCAACGACAGTAGGTGCAGCAACAGGTGTTGCATTAAAAGATTGTGCTACTGACTCAGCAGTTGGTGCTGGTGCTTTGCCACCATTGAGTTCAGCATCGGTAGTCTTGATAAGAGATGCAACCATTGATAGGTCAGTAAGACCTGTCTCTAATTCTTTAATATCAGTTGCGTATAGATTGATAAGGGTTCCACTACTTGTCTTGAAGTTAACTTGGAACTTTGTGTTTTCGTTTGCAGCCATTTACTTTCCTCCAGATTGTTTGATTGTTAACCGTAATGAATCTGCACCTTGCTTAGTTGGTACGAAACCAAGTTTAGCAAGTACTTCATCTTTGTCCACTGATGTAGGTCCAGCTACTTTGTTCCAACGAACTTGGATACCTGTATCTGTAACGCCAGCAATACCTTCAAGAGCAGACTTTAGTGAATCTTTTTCCTTTGTCAACTCTTTGATCTTCTCATCTAATTGTAAGTATTTCATCGCATTGGTTGAGGCATCCTTGTCCTGGATTAACACCTCTTCACTAGCGATACGTTCTTTTTTTAGACCAACGCATCCTAACTGCCCACTTGCGTCATAGAACTTGCAGTAATGCTGGCAGTAGTTTTCTTCTCGCTCTGGCTCTGGTGCTACCTCTGATGCTTTGATACCTTCCAGCCAACTCAACGCCTCTAGTGCCATTGCTTCGTTGTAATCTTCTGTGTGTACCTTGACATCTCGCTCATCACCATCACGAGCTATAGCTACTAAAGATACACGCTTTACATCGTGACCATTCTTAGCCAGTAGATATCCATATGTCTGTACCTGCCAACGCTGTTGTGTTGATGGGAAGTATGAAAGGTTCTTTACCTTGCTTGTCTTCCAGTCAATGACATCACCAGTACCTGGTACGTAGCAGTCAATGTGTGCTTTCATTCCATTGTATTCAACAGATGTTTCAATCATTACATCGGGGTTATCTGATAACGCTTCTTCGATAGCAGCGTGGATAGCAGTACCCATAATTGCAGCAAGCTTCATCTCATTATCGTTAGTCTCGGGTTGATCGTTAAGTCTGTACCAGACCTTACGACGACAGCCACCTAACTCTGATGGGCCAATCTGCACTTGTGTAGAACGTGAACGCTTAGCATCGCCTGCACGTAGTGCAGTCAGTAATAGTTCTTTTGGGTCAGTCATTCTTAGGGTTCTCCACAATCACCTTTGCGTAGTTCATACCATTACAGAGACCTAGATAAAACTGGTAGTCCTCAGATTGTTTATCGTTTGCTAGTTCTAAATACTTTGCACGCTTAGCTTCAATCTCTTGAGAAATCTTTTTGCGTAAATCTTTTTCATTTGACTTGGCTGTAAGAACACCCCAAGTCTTATCATATTTCATAGCTTCTAATCTTGCCCACATCCAGCCCATCTTATGAAAGTAACGGGCAGCGTACTCATCTGTCATAT